GCATCATCTTTTTTCGCATAGATACCGAATATATTTTCGATATGTCCGTATCCGTAATAATAGGTATTTCCATGAACTACGTATAACATCATTTTGTAGCCTCCAATTCTATTTTTTCGTTACACTGTGGACAAGTTATATACTTGCTTTCTGTAGCTACTAAAGGATGCAAATTATGTGGGTGCCCGATTTCTATATCTTCTTTTTCATAACTGAATAAACACCCACACGAGTTGCAACTGATTTTCTCTTTGGTTCCGGGTTTAATAATTTCAATCATTTACGCTTCCTCCAATTCTCCAAAATATTTTTCATATGCTTCTAAATCATAATGCATAAGATATTTCTTAGCTTCTTCCTCAGACAATGCGACTGCACAATTTTTATAATCTGTTTCATATGTCAAAAGCCAATGATTTCTTAAACTTTTGAATATCTTTACATTTTTTCCACTATATCTGAGAGTCATATTAAGCATCGTTCCGGTATATTTATATTCACATTTTGTTGATATCAACTCCATTTTGGTAGTATCGTATTTAAGGCTGTTAATTACAAATATCATTTTATTACCTCCTCTCTTCCAAATTTTCCATATCGCTTACTGTGCCACTTTCTTTCACAATTCCACGAAATTCAACCACTTCTTCAGAGAGACTGACAAAATATCTTTTCCCCTGATATTCCACAATATCTCCGAAGTAGTTGATATCCATTTCTGGTCGTGAAGCGTATGCAAGAACATTAATTTTTGTTGTTCGATTCACTATCTTTTCCTTTCTCTGTCCATCTTCACATCAATTGCTTTCTGCATATCTTCTGGTGAGATATTAAAAATGGACTCCAGAAGTTTCAAGCAAATATAAGCATCTGCCATCTCTTCTATGAGTCCAATTCTGTCACCATAACCTCTAATTTGTTTGCTAACCTGCTGTGTGAGTTCTGCAAATTCCTCCATAGCAATAGTGCAATTCAATTTCCAAGGTCTCTTATTTATGCTATTTCGTATAGCTCGCCTTCTCTCTTTATCAGAAAGTTCAATATTACTATTTAAACCTTGAATAAATCTAGTTCTATTCATTCTCCAGCTCCTCTCTGAACATTAGCTTTCTTTAATTGCTCCGCAGCCTCTTTTCTTGCGTCATATTTGAAAATATCAATCTCTTCAAACTTATTATCTTTCTCTGCAAAGAAGCGGTTAATCTTAACCTTTTCTCCATTTGGAGTAATCACATAGAATACGCCAACGGTATCAAAGTCCCCATTTTCTGTGTCATATAAGAAATCCTCACAATATACATAGAATGGTTTTGTTGACGGCATATATGGCATAGTGATAGGAAACATCTCGTCCATAATCTTATCAATTAATCCGCTATGATAAGTATTGTTCGGGTTATTGATACTCACACATACAGCTCTTGCTACATCGTTGTAACTAATTAAGCCATCTTCTTTGATATGCTTAAACAAAGAACTCATTCGTTTGCACTGAATTGATTTCTCTCCATTTTTCTCAAAACTAGCACCGGCATCCCAAATATCATCAGTATCTACAATTGGTGTTAATGGCTTTCCTGCAATTAAGCGGTTAAGAATATTTCTAGTAATTCCAATACTCATACCACTATGTTCATCCTCCATAAGACTGTCAAATGCCTTTAATGCACTTCTGTAGCAAGCACATCCATCGCCATCATCACCAGATTTCTCATGTTCGCAAGCCAGCTCCACCTCATTTTCAGCCCATAAATCCATAGAGGTCTTTTCTCTGCAAGAATATAAAGACACATTCCTGTCATCGATATAAATATTTGCAAATATCTTTCTGGTATCTCCACCAAACTCAGTAATAATTTCTGGAAGATTCTCATTAACAGCGTCAAAGACAAGCCCTTTCTCTGAACACCAGTCAACAGCCGCCTTTGTCTGTTTCTCGTTTCTACAAGTCCAAAGAATAACCTTATCACCATTTAACTGACAATTCATAAGGAAATCAATAAGTTCCATATTTGGCTCGCCGATATCAGGGTATTTGTTCTCACATAAAGTTCCATCAAAATCTACTGCAATAATATTATTTTCCATTGTATTCGTCTCCTTTAAATAAAAATAACCCACAAGCCTATAAAAGACTCATGGGGTCACATATACTATATTTTTTTCTATTCTAATCTTTCAATATCTTCATATTTGATTTCTACTGTATCCCAATCCTGACCAGGTAAATCCACATCAGCAATATATGCGACACCTTCTTCTAGGATTTCAACAATCGAAGCTTTTCTTCCATCTTTTAATATAACCCTATCATACAGATTTATTTTCATTCTGAAGCCTCCTTCTTTGTAACATATGCACTTGTTAATTTAATACCGTCATTACCGTCATCTATCCAAGCTGTAAGAACATTTGCTTCTTTTTCATTAGGACCTTTTAATTTCATGATTTGTTGGTACCTCATTCCGTATCCGCCATCGCCACGCTCTTCTAATTTAGTAACATCAAAATGTTCATTGATACTATTAATTAACTCGTCAGCGTTATCTTTCGTATATCCCAATGCCGACTTAAACGCTCTTGCTTTATTCGGTGCTTTATCTGGATTAAGTGCATATTCTGTAAATTTTTCTCTAGGTATTTTTGTTGTTTTTATTGTACCATGTTTCTGCACAGTTGCAACTCGTCCGTTATCTTTTATAGGATATGGCGGACCATTTCTAACACCCCACTTCATTCCTTTTACACCACTATGCTCAACTTCCAAACTATCCAGTCTATTCTTTATCTTATCAAGAATATCCTCAACAGTTTCTCTGGTTCTAGGCGCAAGTTTCATGAATTCAGAATGTTCGGCGTACCAGTTAAATATTTCATACAAATTTCCTTTAGCCCAACTAAAAGCCCACCAATCACAAATCATCTCCACAATATAATCGTATGGCATTTCAAGAATAGTCTCTAATTCTCCATTTTCCATATCGTCATGAATAAGTATCCAATACTGCCAGTGATGTGGGTTTCTATGAATATGTATCAGCCATGCTTTTTCATAATCCTGGACGACTTTATAAGACCTGTTATTTCCATAGAAATATTCATCGTATGCATTATACTCGTCTTCTTCATCCTTCGACTTATCGTGAGCAAACTCAATCTGCCAGGCTGCATCTGAAATATTATTCGTAACATCTGGTAAATTTTCACATAGCCAGTCAAATCCTCTTTTAACATTAGCCCTGTGATTTGCTAAATATTGGTCATACTGGAAACTCATTTCTTCACCGCCTTTTTCGTGATTAACTTTACAAACAGTTCCTTGGCTTCTGGACCATCGATCGCATTAACAATATCAACAGATTTATTCGGCAACTGTCTTCCAACACACAGTACACCTTTATTGGTCTTATCATCATAATCAATACTTACTAAAACTGTATCTCTCATTGAGTATCCTCCTTTCGGTACTTACTATAGTTAAAACAAGTTAAACACCTCGGGCATGATGAGCCTATACGCAGCACACCTTCATTTTTCCTACTGCATTCGTCATAAAAAATACTTGAATCATACATTTTATCTGGTGTTGTTATAGCTACATGTGTATATCCTTCTTGTTTTCGTTTTTCTAAATATGCAATTACCTTTTCTATTTCTGTACCTTTATTCATTCTTCTCCTTCCAATTTACAGGTCTTTCTGATTGAGTATTGCAGCCATGATCTAAACACTCACAACAAGGGTCACATTTCTCGTCCAAGTCTTTATGCTCACAGGTCTTGCAATATTTTTCAAAATCAACTTCAAAATATAAATTCTCCATAAAGCGCCTATCCTTTATATGGTATCTGTTCTACATCTCCGCCAGGAGTAGTGACTGATTGCATAAGCTGTCCGGTTGCTTCGTCGAAATATATATTGTCCATAGCGTTGTTCCATTCATCAAACTGCTCGGAAATATCAAACCCTTTTGTTCGTCTGAGATTGATAAGTTCATCGTGAACAACCCTTCTCCAAGCTCTGGCAATTTCTTTTCTACTCTGTGAAAGAATACTATACAATCCGTGCTCATTTACAAAACTTACAGATCTTCTCTGACCTGCAACTACCATTGGTAGGTTCAGCTTTTCATCAGCCTCACACATATCAAGCATTCGCCACGTATTTCCGTAACTATACTCGATAATATTTGCTATATCTGCTGCCTTGAACAATGGTTCATCCAAATCACCATATACATCAAGAACACTACTACCTAATCGTATCTGTCCTACTACCTTTACTGAATTGTTTACCATTTTACGTATCTCCTTTCATTAAACGTCTTTTTCTCTTTTAATGCTCTGGCTATGGCTGTATCAATTCCAGAGCGAGATTTCAAGTGATAATAATATAAGTCTTTAAATGGTGTATTCATTCTGTCAATCCTTCCTGCTGATTGAGCCATTATTTTGTAAGAATAATTTTGTGAGAAGAATATAATTGTATCCGTTGTAATGCAGTTCCATCCCTCTGCTCCAGCATTGTATTGAACAAGATAAGCCCATTTATCACTTGTCGGAACTGGTTGATGCTTATGACCGTTCCATTCTGCAACTTCATATTCTGTTAGAATATTTTTCAATAGCTCCAACTCATAATCAAAGTTGTAAAATATAATAGCTTTCGAATGCTTCTCCATAACCTCAAGCAACGCCACTTGTCTTGATTCATCCATATTTACAAGCTTCCGCCATACATAGCAAAGACCTGCTGCATTCTGGAGGGGTTCATTTTTATATGGGTCCCATCGATTTTTAGTTACTTCCTTATATTTAATGGAGTCATATCCAACATAAATATCTTCGTGGTGAGATACCGTTTCTCGTTTGAAATCCATATTAACAAGAATTTTATTCCGAAGCCTGGTTAAACGTTCTGTATTAAGATACCTGTCAATCTTCGGAAACTTGCTAAATCTGCTATAAACAATATGTTCTCTTGTAAATTCACTTCGATTTTTATAGAATCCATTCGCAACAAAAACCGGTATATAATCTTGCCAAGTGTCCCCGGGTGTAGCAGATAACAAAATCCACTCGTTACTTTTCGCAATCTTCAAGAATGCCTTTACCCATGTTCCGCTTCCAACGACTCTTTGTTCATCAAATATAAAGAAAGCGTCTTTTACATCTGAATACTTCTTCACATTATTCCATGAATCCACAATCACTTTGTTAGAATATAAATTCACATCATCATGTGTAGACAATAAAAATAGTGCTAATTCCCCATCCCATTCACAAGTATCACGCTTTCTGGCGGTCGTTATAATGTACAAATCTTTAGGTGGGTCATCCATTGGTTCATAAATATCAGTCCCAATAATTCCACCATTTCGCACATAGTAATAAGCTATTGAAGTTAAGGATTTTCCACTTCCAACACCACCACATAAAATGCAACCTGTTTTCATCCTTTTTATTGCATCTAATTGATAGTTTCTTAATGTAACACCTGCCATTTATTTACCCTCAATGACAAAACCATCCTCAACTTCAACTTCGTATCCAGCACCTATGAGATTTGCTTTAGGTCCGCACAGAAGCAATTTTGTACCGATTTCTTCATCTGATAATTTCTGATATTCAGAATAATATCGTATTATGGAATCCTGCACAGGTTTCGTTACACAAATCTTTGTGCAATCAAATGTGCTCTTTTCTGTAACTTCTATATTGCATATCTCGGCTACATAACCATAAAAAGCTACCAGTCCCTGCTCGCACTTTTTCTGAGAAATTGAATATTTCTTTTTCATATGGCGTCATCCTTTCTTTGTTATTAAAATCTTCTAATCACCCAAATATTCGAAAAGTACATAGGTGTATACCAGTATTTGCTCTTATCGTCATCCGTGGTCATCGGATCTGTTATAGAATTTCCAACTTTTATATAACCAGCTACACCAAGTAAAGAAATTTGTATATAGCACATAAGAGCAACTGTTTCATCAATATCCTGTCCGACAACTAGTAAATGTCTTTGAAAGTTCATCGATGGCATTGCTTTTTCCATCTTTCTTTTAATAGTATTAATAGCAGCTATAAGGGTTGCTCCTGCTCCACAGCATTCATCGGCAAGAGAAATATAACCTTGCTTTTCCAACTTATCTTGAAGATTATTATCTAAATCGCTAGTAACAACATCTGCCATCAACTGACAAACTGAATATGGTGTGAAGAACTGACCGGCTGAATTGTTACCAAGTCCTAAATCCATAAACATTTTCCCTAAGAAATCCTGTTCTGGATTAGCATCCAAAGCCATCGTTGTATATGCAGCCAGTTTAGGAAATATCATCTGTTCGTCCTTACTGTATTTATGAATGATACTCAAATATCTTTCCTCTCTGTCTTTATAATGAAATTTATCAAGAGGATTTGATATTGCACAAGCAAACATGATCACAAAATCTCTCCAAACATCAAATGGTCTATGAGTTCTTGTCAGTTTATTAAACTCATTCAGAAAGTCTTTTGAATATGTCCAAACCGGCATTTTTTCTGTTTTTATTTCTACTTTTTGTTTTGGTTCAACCGTTTTCTTCTTATCAATGTTCGACAAATCAATTGTCGGTTCCCATTGTTCCCATTTCTTTGTGACTTTCTTAACCTGTGGCTTCGGTTTTTTCTTAAAGAACATATGCGTCTCCTTTCAAAATATAATCACCATCTAAAAGTCTCAGATGAAATATCATCTCCTGAATAATTAAAATAATCACCATCAGCAATATTAGATAGTGCCTGCAAATCATCAATATTATTACTTTTTTCTACAAGCTGTCGTGAAATGTACATTACAGCCTTTTCTAATTTCTGTAATGCACTGATTGCATTGCTGATTTCTTCTTTTACTATTCGGTCTTCAATCTTGTCAGTTTCGCCCATGATTATCTCCTTTCAAAATATAAATGGGTGCCAACCATAATTAGCTGACACCCGCAGATTTTAATGGAATGGAACCTCGTCCTCTACCGGAGCTTCTTCTCTTGCATATTTTTCAGCAAACTCATCCTCTTCGATAGTTACATACATCGTCTTAACATATGCCTTAATTCCAGTCTTTCCATTTACTTCCCAGGAATATGGTCTAATTACCAAATCAACATTACTGATTTCAGCGAAATCTAATGTGCTGATAGAATCCTCATCTAATTCAGTAGTTGTTCTTCTAGTAACCATATAAATCTTTGGTGGAATGTTCTTGTAACTTACAGCGACCTGAATATAATGCTTTGGCTCATCTCCCTCATCTCTAGGCTCAAGAATTCTTACATTCCATCCATCATTTGATAACTGCTCAACATCCATGTCATCTTCGATAAGTACGCAGAAGTTTCTGTCTCCAGCACGATTGTACTTAGACTCTTCCCCTCTGAAGTTTCTAAACATAATGTGAGCCCCTTCAATTTTAATGTTTCCTACTGCTTTATTAGCCATGATAAAAATCTCCTTTAATTGTTATTTAGTTTCTACAGGTGGATTCATCACCTGACTTGAAATCACTTCTGAAATATCATAATTTTTTTCACAATCCATATGATATGCGTCATCATTGAAGTGCGGACAGTCAAAGCAAGTTGCGTATTTAGCATCTCCGCAAGGCATAAGCTTTGGTGTATTCTGCTTCTTCTCCGTTATAAATGGGTCATCCGACACAAACATTTCAAAATCACCATATTGAGAAATAGTATCTACTGCCTCATTCACAAGTTTGTCATAGTAAGACCTGTCAATGTCATCAACTTTATCAAGTTCTCTGACCATCTCAGATTCCAGCCATCTATATCCCTTTGTACCTGTTGCGGCATAATATTTACCGTCTTTCTCACGCATAAGTAATCCACCACCGCATCCGTCTTTAATCGGACAGAACTGTCCAACTTTTCCGATAAATCGATAATTGTGTCCCTCTGCAATAAGCGGATTTAATTTCTGGCAGGTGCTTTCAAATGTTGTATCTGATAGCAGCCCTTTCTTGAAATCGCTTTCAGCTTTACTAAATTCTTTTTCATATTGAGACACATCCGGTAAGTCCTCATTTAAGTCCAAATATAAAGAACCGCTTACA